CGTTGCCTATCTCAAGCACTAAGTTGTCAAACGCTTCCGTATTTGAGTAACTTATGGCTTTACCAAACAACTCGCTATTGGGGCTTGGCTCGCTAAGCATTGTTGCCAACACATCTGTAGACATAGTGCCTATAGTTGGGTCGTCATTAAATGCTTCCTTGTATGCGTTGATAGCAAATATCTGCTCGGCGTATTTAACGCTGCTTGGCTTTACTTTCCAACGCTTTGCAAGTTGCTTGCTGTTAGGTAACTGAAACCTGCTAAGCGTCAAAGCAAAACGCCTAAGGCGACGGCTTGTTAGACCGTCGCCCGTAGGGGCTTGATAACTATGAGGCTTCCTAGGTGTTCCGAAACTAACGCTCACCCCGTCAAAGTCCAATGGCGTGCCACCTGACTCGTAACGGTTATGGTCTAACTCTGGTCGTTGCCCCAATGCTTCAGGGGCTACGGTGTTGTGCTTAGTTGTCATTGTATTCTCCCTTTGTAAGTTGGGTGATTACGCATTGACTTGCGCTTGGCCCAATAATGGTTCTCTCGTTCTCTCTCTCGTTCATCAAGAGTGTGTATAAACGCACCAACTTGATAGCCGATAAAGAGGCAGACCATAACAATAACTATGAGATGGTCTATCCACAAAGTTATTTTGTCGCCTTCCATTATTGTGCCTCTACTTTCTGAAGGCTAATGCTGTCAATGATTTGCTCTGCTATACGGGGTAAGCAGACATCAACTGACTTGTGCAAGTCGTTAGTCTTTGCGTAGAGTTGGGCAAACTCCACGAAGTTTCTTAACGAGTAACGGTCTGACTGTGTGGTTCTTGATACCACAGAGAACGCTAAGTCTCTAAGGTATTCAGGCAGACTAGCAATAGCGTCAGGGTGTGGTTCAGTTATCTCTAACTGCACAACCAAACGGTCTTGGATAGCGCGCCCTAAGTCCTCAGGCTCACCGTTCATAGTGGCTACAACGCTAAAGCCTTGTGCTGGCTTAATCGTTTCGCCTGTATCGGGGTTCTGCCAAGAGGAACTAGCGTGAGTGTCGATAAGAGACATAAGGCGACTCTCAATATCGCCATTGACTCTGTTAATTTCATCAACAACCAAGCGACCACCTGTTCGCCAAGCCTTAATGGCAACGCCCTCGTGGAACATAAGTTCCTTAGAGCCATTAACCAATGTCGGCTTATACATACCGATTAAGTCTGCATCAGTCATTTCCTCTGTGCAAACTAACCGATAAGCGTTATCGGGGTTAGTGTGGTAATTCATAGCGAAGTATGTCTTACCTGTTCCTGGTGCGCCATAGAGCAATACTCGCCCTAAGTTATTCTCAAGAGCAAAACTTGCTCTCTCCCAAGGGCTATTAAAGCCTTGAGTTTGTGTTGCTTCCTGTCCTTCTAGCATTTTATTCTCCCTTTTGTTTTGTTGTTGTTGTTTATATTGCTTATTACTTTGAGAGTTCTACACTCTCAAATCTTTCACGGATAACCCGTTTAATTTCTTTAATCAAAGGCAGTTCTACTTGGTTATAGACCAACTCATCGTTAAAACTTCTAGTTGATTTAACCAATTTCTCAGCCTGAACTCTTGTAATGGCGTGTAACACTTGCTCTATGTCCATAGCGTTATATCCCTTTGCTTTTAAGTTAAACGCAATAGAAAAATTGCGTCGGGTCAATGCTAGCACCGCCGCAAGCCGTCGCAAATCGGGGGCAATTTTTCGCAGTGGAAAGAACGCGCGCGCTCGCCCGTGCAGGCGCACGCGCGCGCGCGCTTGCGCAGGTCAAGCCCGTTGTTGGTAGCAACCGTTGCTGGTAGCAGCGTTATTGGTAGCGGTCACCAATGAAAGCACGCATTGAACAATGCGTCGATCAAATCATTCTCTCCTGTTTTGATTTTAGATTTAGGATAGGTTGCGCAATTTACTTCATCACCGTTTCGGATGATGACATGCACACCACGTGGAGTTGTGAGAGTTGTAATGTACATAGTTACTTTGTCGTCACACTCTGATGCTTGTTTCTTTGAGGCAACTGCGGTCTTGGATGCCCATGCTTCTGATCGGGTGATGATGCCCACGCATTTGTCTGCCTTGCATTCTTGGATCATGTCCGAATCCTGCAACGCCACGAATAGATCTCCGTAGGTTCCCTTGTACTTGATAGCCAAAGCTTCCGACTCTTCATCAGGCATGTCATCTGGGTTGACGATATCCATATCTAGATCGCCGTTCAAACTCATGTACCAGATCTCGCTTGATGAATCATCAATTGATCCCTTGGATGCAAAGAAATCTTCTACCTTTTTGAAGTCGTCAAGCTCTTGCTCTAGTCCTTCTTGTACGATGCTCTCGTACGCCTCACGCAAAATGTTATCTACCTGCTCTTCAAACTCCACGTTGTTCTCCTTGCTTAGCTCTGTACAAAGAGTACTCTTTGCTGCGTTCTACCGCTTCTATCGGTAAATGATTTGATATGCCAATAGCCAAGTCGGTTATCGGACCACGGATATGGTTAGGTGCCCTAAGTGCAGCCACTAACAACTCAACTAACAGGTTCTCCATTACTTCTAAGTCCTCAGTTTGGAACTTCGGAATGTTCATTTCGTTTTCCCTTCTCTTCCATTTGTTTAATTGAATGACGGTTCGAGCACGTTGGTGGTTCAGATAACTCTACATAGGTAACTATCTGATTGTTACAAGTGCTGCAATTCCAATGACGTTTCATGTGTTATCCCTTCCCTGCATATGCATGGCCTGACGTATGTGTATTCTTTCCCAGTCTCCGATAGTGCTGTGTATCTTTCACCCCAACCCGACCCATCACAAACCGTGCATGTGGTGATCTGATCATTGGGTCTCATGTCTTTCAGTAAGGTTTTGATTCTATGTAGTGATGGAAACTCTCCGTCTCTTTCCACAATATCAATAACCCTGCGACACATGTGTACCGATGCAGCCAAGAGTTCTTTGTCCACTCTCCAGCCAGACTTGATTGTGTTGCGTGCTACCTGCCTGTTGGGGTACAGCGCACACAACCTATCAACGAATCGATCTATGTTTTCTGGCAGCATCAATCCTCCTTCTCATTAGTTCGTGTTCTATTACCGATACACAATTGACAAGTTCTTCTTCTTCCATTCTGCCAACGAATGCGCGACGCAGAAACTTTGACACACTAACTAACATCTCGTCTGTCATGATGATTTCTTCGCCCACTCAACCCTCGCTTTATATCTACGTCTTTCATTCAATGTCATGCCACCCCAAATACCGTAGGTAATGAAGTTGTCGATTGCAAAATCTAGGCATTGCTGCTGGACTTTGCAACCTCCACATAACTCTTTGATTGCTTTTCTTTCTGAGCTGCTGTTGCCACGCTCTGGAAAGAACATGTCGGTCGGCATACCTTTGCAGGCTGCCTCGTCACCCCAGCTAAAGTCCTTGTTAAACAAGGAGAACTCATTCATTAATTCCATATCCCATTCCTTTCTATCTTTCATTGGTTTCTATCCGATATCCCAGGGACTCCACCCCGCGACATCGTAAAGGAGTTTGCCTGCTATGAGGTTAGTGAGCGGGTCTAACAGTATAGACTGCTCGCACACCCCAAGTCTCTTGCAGATAAGTCCGTGGTATTGGGCATGATCCTGCTTCCAATGTACCCCGTTAATCTGCAGCAACCCTGTGTCTGACCTATGGTTCCACTCGGAAACCCCAGTTATATTGCAGTTCCCATCAACCATATCCCCGCCAGCACGGTTAGGGCAGCCACCCGATTCCCTCAGGATTATCTGACCAAGCTTCTTCCATGTCGAGCGAGGCCACCCAGCCTGAGCTGCCAAGCTCGGTAGCCAAGAGATATCCCCGTGCTTGAAGGTCACGGGTCTTGGCAAGTCCAGCCTCTCGTGCTTCACGAGCGTCGTTGGCAATGATCCCGATACTTGTATCGAGATTGAATCTGGTGAAGGTGCGATTGCTGCTTGAGCCTGCGAGCTCAGAGTAATCAACCCTACCAAAGGTACGGCTATGCACCGTATAAGTATGTTCATTGTTCCCTCCCATTATAGTAAAACTCCTGAAGTCCTTATGGAATAAGGCTTATGATTTCTGTGAACTCGGTAAGAGTAATTAACACGATACCTTCTGATGTTCCGTCTGGCATTGCGACCATCACAAATGGGCGATTGTCACCCAACGCCTTTGCTTGATCACTCTGTGCTTTCGCGTCTCTGAATCGTGTATAAATCGGACCAACTTGCGCGCCCGCTTTGACCTCGGTACGAAAAGCACCACCCCAATTTTCCTCGTGACGGGTAAGATGACCACCCAACCCAAGTTTCTTACGGGCACGACGTGCTTTTGAATCCCCTTTAGATCTGTTACGTTTACCCCTAGCTGCAGGGTCGCCACAGTTGCGAATCCTACGCGCACCGTCACGACTGGGGCGCCCGAGTGTTCCGAATAGGGGACATCCCGTTGCGTTGCACTTATCTTGGTTGCCTTCACAGTAACCCTTCCTTTCATCCATTGTATTGTCCGAGTGCTTCGTTAAGTAAAACTCTAATCGTTTCAGATCTTGTCTTGCGTATCCGTTTGGATACCTTGTTGACCTGCTTGAGCAACTCGGTATCCAAACGAACAGCGATTAAAGTTTTAGCTATCTTGCTCACTTGTATTGGGTGATAAGCGCTGATGCTTCACCCTTGGTAAGTTCGTCAAGCTTTGTGATGTTGCGATTGACAGCTGCGCTACAGACATCTGCGACTTCTTTATTGTCGGAGATACCTTGGTTGCGTAACACGGCACGTAACATACCCAGTTGTTTAGGAGACGCTGCTTCCCCTGGGTTTTTAATAGAGATGTTTCGTGGTTGTTCTTGCTCATCATCTTCTACATAGGTAGCACCGTTACTGACCAGCTCATCCATGATTTCGTTTACATTGTTCTTTGGGCTGGCAGCCACAGGGGTTGCTCGCTGTACCTTCTGCATCTCTTCACGACTAGGGCGTGCACCCTTGGCTGCGTACCCACAGTTAGCGAGAGCCCTGCCAATGGCGCTGGTCTCTGCGTTCTCTGCGTGTGAGGTGCGGTTTACTGGGCTTGCACCCCGTAGTTCTTCTGCATACCCGCTTGCTACTGGCCTTACATCTTCACGGTCAAAGTAAACCTCTGCTCGTATAAGGATGCGTGTGTCGTCGTAGTAGTGGATGGATGTAATGACCCGACCATCTGTGTGGTCAGCCCAAAACTTTACAAGTCTGTCTTCGACTGTTTCGTAATTATCTAAGTTGAACCCTGGCATTGTTATCTCCTTACCTTTGTTTTAAGAACACGAAAGCTCGTGTCCTTCCTGTATTTTTTTGACAGAGCTGGATGCTCTTTGTCAAACCTTGCTGAATCAAACACATTGCGTGTCTGAGTTTTCCATGTCACCACGATATCGCCGTTGAGTATTCCTTCCTCAGAATTTTTCATCATCAATCCAAGCTCCGCCTTGAGATTGTTTTCTACTTCCTCAAGTTTTCTTTTTGCTTCCTTGGTTTTCTCTAATTGATTGATGATCTCCATTGCTGATGGTGGCAGCATGGTTTGTATATCCGAAGATTTGCTGTACAAGTTGGATACGTTGTCATAGGAAAGCTTGGCTACCTCAGGTACTAGTCCTTGCTCGATTAGATTCAAGAACTCATCAACTGCGCTGATGTGTATCTGTTGTTCATCGGACGTAATGATCTGCGTGTATTGATGCAACTCAAGATCGCTGTCAAAGATACGCCACTCAATCTGATTTGTGCCTGCGCAAATAGATTGCTGCACCCCTTGCCAATACCATTGGCGTGGAAGCACGCCATCCCAGCGCTTCTTGGTTGTCTTGATTTCAAATGGCATGCCGTCCGCACTCATTGCATCAAGTGTCGCAATCATGCGGGCATCACCGTTCTCAAAGCAATACATAATGTCTGGGGTAAGCAAAGCAATGTCTTCTAGATCGGATGTCCATTGGATTAGGACTGGTTCAAGTCGGTTGCCTCGCTCCATTGCAGCGTTGGCTGGCTTGGGTTGCGGTGCTTCGTCAGCAAGTAGTTCTACTGCGAGATCTCCTGGTGTCATGTACTCGTGTTCATTGTGTACTGCTGCTGCGCTTGATGCAGCGATTCGTGATAGCCCTTCGGCGTTGCGCCAACGTACCTCTAACCATTCTTGGCTGCCGTGTTCTGGCTTGTTGATTGTGTATCTGTTCATCCTCTTCCTTTCGTGTAATACAAACGTATCACGTCAGGGGGATGGACACAACCTTTGATTCAAGATTTATTTGGATGCACTTGAATTCTTTGACCATCGCCGTCGGTATGTGTAGAACATGATCTACATCATCGTTCGGGGTGATGCTCTGATATATGGTGATGTGCCCTTCCTTGCCACCATCTGATTGCGGTAGTAGGAATCCTGCCGTGCGCACGAGCACGGGTTCTTGGTCAAGGTCGCGTATGTTGGTCCACGTTTCGCTACCCGAGTGCGCGTCGATCCACGTCACATATATATAGGTGAGCTCATTCTTCGTCATCGTCTGGTTTCTCCCCGCAGATTGGGTCGCGCGGGCGCACACCTTTATTTACGCACGCGCACAGGCGCGCGCGTGTCACGGTTGTACCTTTGGTAGGTATTCGTAACTGGCGTAACTCATTGAAATGATGCGCCCATCACGG